TAAGTTATCATTTTATTAAAGATTTAAATACAATAATTGAATCAGTTAAAAATAATAATAACTGTAATAACATGATTGAAATTTGTTTAAAATGTAATAATCAATTACACTGGAATGATAATGATAAATATATTTCTATATTAGAATATAATTGGTTAATCTCTCATGGTAGATTTTACTTTTTAAATCAATTGAGTGATAGCAGTGAAAGTAATAAGAATATTAATTTATTTAATGAACTTATTGAATTATTCAAATTACAATTAGAATAGAATAATAATAAAATAATAATAAAATAATAATAAATTATAATAATAAATGGATTTATTTACTGTTATAATTATTTATTTAATCGTACTAATTGTAGTAATTATATTTTCAAAAATACTTGCATACTTTACTATACCAACAATAAAAGACTCTATAATTAATAAAGATTCTTTTAATAACTATTTTAAACAAATTTATTCCGGAAATGGATTACACGATGTTCCATTACTTATTAAATATAATGACGAAGGTGCTTCTATTATGAGTTTATTAGAAAGTAAGCCCGAAACTGGATTAATTAATATAAAAAACACTCTTTATTATTTCAATTTCTTATGGGATTCATGTCCAGATTCAATTAAAAATGAATATTCTTTATCACCAAATTTATCATTGAAATGGCCACCATCAATGAATACGAGATATAAATTAACTGCAATGCCTTATCCAAAATCTAAATCTATTTTTACAGGTATTTATAAATTGATATCTAATACCGCGGACTCCGTTACCTTTCCTGGTTGGTTTATATCAAGATATAATCCACAAGATTTTAATAATAATATTTATAATGATAATTATTTTAATGATAATCAATTAGTTGAGGTCACACATGCATGTTATGCTCCACCGGGACAAAAATATCCATTTTGTGATGATGGTGGGTGGTGGGCATATTTAACAGTTGGTTCTGGTATTTTTTGGGATACAGGTAAATGTATAGTTGCTAAGAATAAATTAGACCTTCTTAATAAATTATATATAAAAAGTTTAGGAATTAACGGACTTTCAATAGATGACTTAACTAATATCCTGATCGGAAAAGGTGGCGGGTTTTCAATTACAAGGGCTTTATATGAAGTTATTGACTCACTTGAACATTCTAAAAAACCAAAAGCATTAATCGGGTTTAAAACAATGAAACAAAGTGAAACGGGAAAAACAGCATGGTCATCATGGATTTCATCAACATTTGTTTTAATTTATTTAATTATAATTTTAATTATTTATTTAATTAAAAATTTTTCTTTTGTCAATTTAGGTATAATACTTGTATTAATTTCTGTATATTTATATTTCTGGGCTTTTGTTTTTTCAGAAAATTTAATTAGAGGATTTGGTTGGATGACATTAGATATGGCTCTCAAAGAAACAAATATGTCTATTAAAGAATTTGTAATTGAATGTGTTCACGGGACACTCCGAAACCCTGTTTGTAATAGTTTAGCAATGACACAGATATTCGATTTACATTGTGAAATTGAAACTAAAAAAGCTGGTTATGATTCTTTTATATTAACTACTCAACCGAATAAGTCTGGTTCGTGGGCGGTGGAAATATGTGATTTACGAAATTTCACAGAAAATAAAAATATAGCTTTGGATAATGGAATATGTGGGGGATTTAAAAAATCAGGAGAACCTAATATTAAATTTAAGAAAGGACCACTTGAAATGGCTATTTATAAACCATATTTTCGCGGAAAATCAACTTGTTCTTGTAACGAAAAAAAGAATTATAAATGTGTCTCATGTGTTGGAACATTATCAGATAAAATGTGTAAAAATTAAATTTTACAATACACATTAGCAGCATTGGCTTTCCGGCTCTGTATGGCTTCTAACCAAGAGTGCTCGGTACCATATTTTCCCCAATTTACATTTTCCATTGATGACATAGAATTACTATCAAATACTGGAAAACCGTCGGGACAACCTTCATTTTTTTTATAGCCCTCACATTTGCTACAATAGTCTTCCTGTTTACTACACTCCGGTTTTATAGTTACTTCCGATCCATTATTCTCTAAACACGAACCATTGTAGTAACATATTCCTTTAACGGTTTGACAAGGCGGAGGCGGGGGCGGACCGGGAGGCGGACCGGGAGGCGGACTCGGACCAGGAGGCGGACTCGGACCAGGAGCAGAAGGAGGCCAATATCCATTTAGGTTAGTAGGAGTATAAAAAACACTCCGGTCATGTCCTGGACAATATTCATCCGGTGTAGCAGACGAGCCCGCGTTCGAACCACAATGCTGTGTAATTACCTCTTCTTTTAGTTCAGATGGGCATTCAATTTTGGATGCGGTCACTTTTGGGTTAGTACTATGTGGCCAAATTCCCATTTGAGATGTTACAGATGCATCAATATTTTGTATAGCTACGTCAAAATGTAGTGGATGCATATCCATATTTTTACATATAAATTTACCCTCGGTATTAAAACATTCTGGTGAAGACCAATCTATTTTTCCCTTCGAATTCTTGGGTCCTGCTGTTGTAGCTGGGGATAAAACTTCATTAAATGGTGGAAAATGTCCAGCATATGTACCGGACGGATTTGGTTTCCAATTTGGAGCATCTGGCCTTTGTGCGACACACCAATTATAATTATTGCCATAAGCATTCGCATCCTCACATGTATCAATAACAACCGCATTGATATTTTTAGATGGGTTATTTGGTGTCGCATCAGTTTTTAAATTCCAACATGTTCCACACCCACCACCCCCTGATGAACAATTTGATGTAAATTTTGACCCATACCGATTTGCTATTGTTGAACCACCAAGTGAATTTCCGCTAGGTGTATTTGTATTAAACGGTGATTGAATCCACGATGGTGATGCTACACCAACCCAATATTCACCCTTAGAATCTGTCCATGGCGTTGCTCCTGGTTGTCCACCACCACTTAATTGTTCCATCATTTTTTTACCATTACACATACATGCAGTAGCTGAACCAAACCCGAAATCGGTTGTGCTTGCTTTTGCTATTAATTTTTCGTCTTTTAAATCTATCGGTTGACATAATTCATGACAAGAATAATTCGGATAATTTGTTGTACAATTCGATACACAAGAATCAAATGACTTTGTTTTATCCCATGGTTTAAACTTCGGACAGTTCCAATCAGATGGTTTAATAGATGTTAGAGTAAACATGTCGCCATTACTTTGATCTTCAATTACTGATATTTCATTACAGTCTATCTTTTTCGTTGATATAGGCTTGGTTAATTGATATCTACTGCCCTTAATTTGTTTAAAATATGTATTAGAATCACTTACCAGATAAGGTGGTTTATGTTTTTGACACTTCTTATTATTTAGCATCCATGTACCACCGCTTCTATTACACGTCAACTCATTACACGCGTTCCCATCATCATACCACATATCAGTTGGTCCTTTACCAGGATAACAGCATATATTTGTTGGTTTCTTACTTTTAATCCAGTAAGAATCCTGATTTAATTCCTTTTTAGAACATACACCACCCGTTGGAATAGGGTCACAATTATCGCAACCAGTAGTTTCATTGCAACAGGATGTATTCTCTTTATTTGTACATACCGGTAAACATTGTGCATAATCGTAAGATGTACTTTTTCTTAGACATTCTGACCCAATTGGACAACAACTTAATGTACTACAATCGCCATATAAATTGGCAATCTCACCTACTGAACACTCCGGTTTAGATTGTATACATGGTGCCTCTGAAAATGAATGATTGCATTTTGGTAATTGTTTATTTTTTTGTGGAGGCCAATCAGATGCCGCCGGTGATGGAACAAATTTTGGACAAGTCATTTATAATTAAATAATATTTTAAAAATGAAAAAATCATTAATTAATTTATTTACTTTATTTACTTTATTTACTTTATTTACTTTATTTACTTTATTTACTTTATTTTTCGTTTAAGTCAAGTAAACATTTCTCAGTTAATTCAATTCGTGGAGTATGTAGATGTAATTCAAACCATTTTGGATGGTCCTCGGACTTTTGATAGTTCCAAAATTTAATTCCAGTTTTTATTACTGGAATATTCAATTTATTTAAATGAAATCCTAACCAAGTATCATCAATGCTATAACAATTACTTGGGATTTTTTCATTTTTTAATTTTTTTATAATTGAGTAATTTGTTAAAAGTCCCCCAAATCCTTCTGGTTCAATAAAATTAGCTTGACGTATTGCTGAGTTAGCTAATAAAACATTTTTATTCTTTAATTGATTATAATGATTAATATTATCTTTTAAAACATTTGGGGTCAAAATTATATCATCATCGCATATAAATATTATGTCAGAATCAATTAATCCTCGTTTATCTAACAAACCTAAAAATTTTGTTGCAGGGCCATTTTCAATTGTTTTATTTATTTTAATATAAGAATCCTTTTTTACCCATTCTGGTATTACATATTTTTTACTATTAGTTGGTATATGTAAACAAATGTAATCTGCTTTTAATTCTTGATTTTTTAAAGTCTGTATAACATTATAAAAATGGTCTGATATAAGTCTTTCTGGTAATGTTGTTAATGAAATTATGATTTGACTATTTCTAAATTTTTCTGATATTTTTTTAGTCATTATAAGAACTAAAACGACTAAACTAAGTAATATAATTATAATTATCATTTATATAAAGTAAATATTAAAAAAGTAAGTATAATTCGGATATCTGTTATTTCACTGTATCAATAACACTGCTTCGGGTATTACAAAAAGTTTTATCTTGACAAAATAAACCACAAATCATATTATCACTATTACTTTTATATCCAGAAAGATACCATGAATATATGTACCCTTTTGAATTTAGAAAATAAAGTAGATCATCAATCGGTAGATTAATAATATTCTTTAACATATAATTATAAATTATATTTATACTTTCTTTTGTGAATAAAATTGCATGTGAGCCAGAATCAAAGTTATTTTTAGATTTCCATTCTTTGGTGTCTTTATGACATTCACTTTTACATCGATTATTATATCCAAAATAATAAATGTCTTTTCCTTGTTTAGGTAAGTTTTGTAATGCTTTGTTTATTTCAAATTTAAAATTATAATTTATAGTCGGAAGAGCATCATCTTCATACCACATAGTATAATTATTATTTTTATTTTTTTCTAAAAATTGAAGAAAACTTGCAGTTAATCCATATGCGCCTTTTCTTTCTATAAATTTTTTACAATTAAAATTAATATTTGGATATTTTTTTTGAATATAATCAAAATCATTGGTACCATGTAGAGCTGGATTTATCTGTGGAATTGGTAAATTATTATTAGAATGAGTGTTTATGAATTTTTTTACTCTTTGATTAGATTTAGGACAACTTATCAAAGTAGTGACAAATGAATTTTTAAAATAATAATTAATTAAATTTATTTTTGAAAAATTATCACTTTTACGATTATTGTATAAACAAAAAGATGATATAATAATTAATACTACTACCGCGATGATAAATAATAATAACATATATAATAATAACATATATAATAATAACATATTATTTAAATTAATAAGTATGTTATTATTATTTATCATAATTAGGATATCTGTTATTTAATATTCTTTTTTTTCTAATTCAAAATATTTATTTATAACATCTATTTCTATCTGTTCTTCTTTTTTAATATCAGAAAACTGTTTCATATATATATTAGCATTGTTAATTATTTGTTTACATTTATCCTGATTATCATTACACCAATTTAATTTTTCTTCTAAATCACTAAAATCATCTTTTAATAATACATAATGATAGTCAGGTATTAATGTATCTTCCATTAACCAACTTACTACATTTGGTTTTGCCATAAATACTAAACTATTTGAATTTAATTTCCAATTTATTCCAGAATCTTTATCATTTCCTTCAATTGAAAGTAAATATTTATATTTTAAAAATTCTGTAATACTTGATGAACCTTTAACATATTTTTTATACTCATGTTTATTCTGTGCAATAACAGATAAGCCAACATCTATATTTATATTTTTGTTAAACCATTTTTCAATTAAACTAAATCTGTTTGCTGGATTATGTTTTTGACCTGTGGTATTTCCTCTCCAAAATACTTTATTTTCTTTTTTATCAAAATCGGTGTCCAATGGCCGATTATAATAATTACCCCAATGACGCTTATAGTTCATACATCTTAATATAACAGAATTTTTACTAACTATATTACGAGTTTTACATAATATTAAATTTAAATTTGGTTCTCGTATGTCTCCAGGAGCGATATTAAAAGATTTATTTACATTATTTGTTTTAATTAATAAATCTTTAAAGGGTGAAATATAAACCTGTTCGTTAATATCTGAATTACTTCGCAATTCATTAATTTTTATTGTACTTGATTTTTTTATATTACCTAAATCAGTGGATAAATAATAGTCTACTCGATCTTGAACGTCTGGTATAATATCCGGTGTAAAATTATTAAGTTTTTTGATTGATAATGCAATTAAAATTAATAGAATTAAAATTAATATAATTAAAAATATTATATTCATTATTTATAAAATGAAAATATTTTAATTTTAATTGCGTTATTAATTATACAACTTATGAGAAATAAATCTAAGTTTAAAGAAAAATTAATCAAGATTCAGTTATAATAGGAGATTGTGCCAGAAATATATCTAAATATTTACCAAAAGTGTAAATAATAAAAATGGTAAAATCAGTTCATAACACTTACCCGAACCAAAAAGAACAGTCAGATTGGCACATGATAGAAATAAAATTATTAAGTTTTTTGATTGATAATGCAATTAAAATTAATAGAATTAAAATATTATAAATTTATATATATATATGTCCGATAGTGTATTATTAAAAACGTTACCGCGTATCCCTTCTATCATTTACACTTTCTGGGAAGGCGACCTCACCGTGATTGCGGATCTATGTATTAAACTGATGGGGCGAATGAACCCACATTGGCGTGTCGTAGTGCTTGACTCAACTTATCTGTTAGAACGCCCCAGTGGCTACGACGCTCTTTCGGTGCAAGCAAAATCGGACTGGGCGCGTACGTCTATGATCGCCGAAACGGGTGGAGTGTGGCTAGACGCAACGTGCATAATGCTTCGACCAATTGAATCATGGGTGGATGTCAACAGCGAAGCTCTGCACGCATTCTTGGTGCCTTTCGGGTGCGACGTCGCGGAGAGTTGGGCATTTGCGGCTCCATCCAATTGCTTACTTGTCCAGCGGTGGAGAGATGAGTTTCGAAACGCCATCGTAGGCGGATTCAAGATGTTCAATCGCACACATGACATCCCAGAGTGTCTCACTAACAGGCTACCATATCTCACTATCCACCAGGCGCTCCACGTTGCGCGACAGGAACTTCCGAACGAACCCGTCCACCTGTTGCCGAGCACATCGGACGAGGGACCGTATGGGATAGCGGAGCGTTGCAAGTGGGACAATTCGAAGATTGTGCATGCATTGTCGTTATTGAACCTTGATCAGCTGTCCATGCCGTTTATCAAACTAAACGGGCAAATGACAAAAAAAATTAAGTTTGACCTGTCAGCGAAGCCCGTTGGACACATAGAAAAACTTCTCGGAGCCAAGTTTGTCAAGAAAAGAAACATTTTAAAGTTCATTGTAATCGTGGTTTGTATTACAGTATGTTTCTTTGTTCTGAAACTTATATTATAATATGCATCTGTAATTTATTTAAGATAAAAAGTGTTCCGGTTTTATCATCATAGAAAACTCTGATGCTCTCCCTCAACCATTCGCTCTGTTAAGATCTCCATTCGAGAATAGTCTGTCCGTAGGAATAATTATTTAATATTAATTATTCTAAGGTATATTTGGTGGCTTCTATCGTTTCATGTGGGAACCTGACCGTCTAATTTTCCAACAAATAACTCATCATCATCATCGCTGGAATCGGTTGTTGTAATTACTTTGTTTTAATTAAAATTTGTATTACTTATTTTGTCACTTACTTCTACAAAAATACATTCGGATAATAAACGCCATTTTCATTCAGTCCCTCTTCAAAATGTGCAAATGCTGAACCAGTTCCAAAACTATTTTCAATCAACAGTATTTATATTATTGTCGATTTTAACATTTACACTTCAATTTAAAATAAACTATAAATAAAGTTATTAAAACAATAAGTATTATACTAAAACATTTTATATTATAAAGTACTATTCTATAATGCGGTTGATTATAAATATTACTGTTCGCGTCTGTATTACACAGCTTACATTCGACGTCATTATTTAAAAATGATTCATGAATTGATTGTCTTGTTGTCGCTTTTTTTTCCATTAATAGATTTAAAAACGAATGCGTACATAAATAAGAAAATGCTGCATCTAATTGAACTTCTATTGGATTATTTATAAAATTTAATATAACTTTTATACCTTTTGGAGACCAAACCACCGAGTGTGTACAGAAAAAAACGCCTTTATAATTTATAAAATCATTTGATAAGTCTGAAATAGTTTCATTACTTAGACTTCCACCTGCATTATTTGGAACTACTTCTGAATTATCGGATAGTATTTCTGAATTAGATTCATTTTTCGCAGGTTTTTGGTTTATAAGTTTTTTTGTCGGTTTATGAATATGCCCCCCAAAGATTGCACAATCAAAATTAAAATCTGACTTTAAACTTTCTATCTTACGTGAAAACTCATTTAAATTTTTAATTAAACAATCTTGTTCACATATTAACACATTTTCTTTTGTCCCTTTTAAGTCGCTTATTAATTTTCTATATGTCAAATATAATCCAATTCCTCCTAATCCGGGAAATGCAAAATGGTCTTTCCTCCCATTTATTAAGTCATTATAACTTCTGAACGTTATTATATTTTTTTGGAAAAGTTCCAATGGGTCTCTTTTACGAGTATCTATGGCGGGTACAATTGTGACATTATTAAAATATTTATGAAAGTCGAAGGCAGTTTCTCCATTTATTGAAATTATATAAACTGGAATATTTAGTTTGTCCATTATTAATAATAAATATATTAATAATAAAATATTTATATTTTTCTGTCATGACTTAATGCACTTAAAAATAAACAGACTTACCAAAAACAGACTTACCAAAATCAAAAAACCAACATTTAATGGAGATTCGTTATTATTTCTATATTCGTTATTATTTCTATATTCGTTATTATTTCTATATTCGTTATTATTTCTATATTCGTTATTATTTCTATATTCGTTATTA